ATAGTCTGCAAAATCTTTATACATCTGTTCTACTAGGGAAGTCGTCGGAACGACTATCAGAGTATTTTGCCCTCGCTCAACGTGATATCTCACAATCGAATATATCATCAGAGACTTTCCAGAGGCAGTTGGGGATATCAACAACCTTCTATTATGCCTTAGAGCGTCGTATACTCCCTCTACTTGATAATCGCGTGGGGGATACTTGCAAATAGAATTTATATAATCCTTTACTCCTTCCTTACATATTCCCGTATTGACCTCAAATGGAAGTCCATAGTATTTGTTGTCGCGAAAATCATATGTATATCCATGATTATCACAGAATTTTGTTATCTTATCCAATAACCCAACATATATCTCTCCTGTCTGGGTGTTGAATAGGCGAATCTTTCCATCCCAGTATTTGTTACGATACTGAGGCATAAATTTTGCACCTGGTACATCAAAGGTAAACTGGTCTGCTAACTCGTAGTAGACGTGTGGTTCCGCATCAACCTTTAGATATACTTCGTTCTTTTTTGAAATAATCAAATGAGACATAACCCATAAGTTTCACCTATGGGTATTTATTGCCTTAACTAAAACCTGCTTGGAAGCGATGCCACTCAATGGCATTTTTTATTTGATAAGTTCTATTGGAAATAGTTTTAATAATTTCCTCCAGGAACTTTAACATTACATCATAGTATTTAATTTTCATATCCACTTTATTTAACCTCTCATCGGCATCCATATACCGCTGTAAGGCATCTTTTTCCCTAATCTTATAAGGAAATGGTTCTTCTATATAAACTTCTGCTGGTGCCTTTCCAGAGTAGTAATTATAACGTTCTAATCTAACACGACTATATGATTCTCTAGACTTCTCCCTAAGAAGAATAATCGTATTGTAGATTGTATAATACTTTGAGTGTAATTGTGGAATTTTTAAAGACTCATCATGTAGGTTATCAGGATCAATGACAGCATCTCGCTCCCACATTTCCTGAATTGTTTCAAGATTCATAAAGCATTGCCACGGGGATCTGTTATGTTGTAGATAGTATACTTGAAAGATGCCTCTGCTGTAAAGTAGTTCACATCATTTTCAGTTGCATTAAACTGAAGTGAAGACAGGGATATTGGGAATAAATCCGCAAACTTCACCAATGCCATATCGCGATAATTGCTATTTAAGATATGGAGTGTTCCATCACAGTATTGCAACATCTCGTCTTTTTGACCATCGACGTTGGTTGTCAATTCCTTAAACTGTTTAAAGTTTTCTGGAATTCCCAAACCAGTAATCCAATTGTGGATGATCATATAATTTTTTAGATCTTCATCAACCAAAAAATTGATAGTAAAATCTTCATATAATACTTCATCACCAGGAACATCTAAAATTCTGAATGTTGTTCCCTGTAAAGCTGTACCTAAACTAATTCCAGGTATATTAGCAGAATTTGATAAAAAGTCAACTTTTTCTTTCGTAGATAGACTCAATTTAAATCCAATAGGAGACATGAAGTTCCTATTTTGGATTTGATGATCATAAAAACTACGTGTTGACATTACTCAGAAATAATAAGATTAAACCAAGATTCGCTCATTCCTCTGATGATATCATCTGCAGATTCTGCGTTTTCTGCATATCCTTCAGATACTAAATGTGCAACTACCTTTTGATAATCCTCATGGATTCTCTTTGCTTCTCTAGGGGTTGGTTTCATTTTCCGTCTATATGTGTATGTTTATTTATTCCGAAACAACTATACTGCCTTTAAATCCACCATTACTACCGTCTGGATTTGAACAGATAGATGATGCTTCAGATTCTGTTTCATAGGTAATTTTATCTGATGGATTATCAGACCATCTGTTACCGCCCTTATAATAAAGAGTGATTGATTCACTAACCAAACTAGGTTTTGTGATGAAAAATGCCATTTTCCTTTTTTAGATATTTAGACAAAAAAGGGGATCCCGAAGGATCCCCAAGAGATATGTGAATCGAGATCACATGAGGTTTTGGACCTGTACGCGTCTGTAGTAGCGGTTGGAGTTGGTCTTGATAGCACCAAGACCTGCGTTGTCTCCTTCAGCGAATGGGTTAGCAACAAGACCGTAACGGGTCTTAAAGCCAATCTTAGGCTGGAAGGTGTTCTCTCCAACGGCACGAACCATCTGGAGGGGAACATATGGGCAATAGAACAGACCTGCGTCATAAGGTGAAGAACCCTTATAACCAACAACGTAGTACTGGTTGTCAGCGAGGTTTGCAGAATAAGGATCGATGTATACACGATACTTACCTTGGAGAACACCAGCGAAGGTGTTACCAGTGTCATCAACGTTGAGGTTAGCGTTGAGGGCAGGGGTGTAGTCGAGTACACCAGCCATGGTTAGGGCGGAAGCAACGTCTGCAGAGCAGAGGATCATGTTGCCCTTTCCTCTACGAGTTCTTTGTGCGATTGCGTTGGCATCGCGCTCGATTTGGAAGATAAGACCCTTAAACTTCTCAACACTCCAGCGTCCGTTGGAGTCAACGTCGAGGTCGAAACGTCCAGCGTTAGCAACGTTGGTCTGTGCGCCAGATTCTGCTGCCTTATAGATGGTACGGATAACTTCGCGGTTGATTTCAGCAAGAATCTCGGTGCTAAGGATGTTAGCGAGTTCTGCTTCAGCGTTGAGACCGTGGATTGCCTTGAGGTCTTGAGCGAGCTCGAGTGAGTACTCAGCCTTCAGGGCACGTGACTTAGCGGTAACGGTGACTTTCTCGATCGAGAATGCCATCTCGTTAAAGTGGTTGTACTCACCACTTCCGAGTGCTTCAGCGTCCTCGGTGTCCATGCCTTGTCCGACAGTGTACTGCTTCTGAGTAGCAGCGGAGTCGGGGCTGAGGAGACCAGGGTTAGAAGCGTTTGAACCAGCGCCAGTGGTGCCAAGACCAACTGCACTGCCTTCAGAACCAGAAACATAACCTGAACCGATTTCTCCAGTGCCTGAAGAAGAATCAGTTGCAGAGAATGTGGTGTCTGCTTCGTTGAAGAATGCTTCTGCGCCGCCTTGAGTTCTGTACTTGGAGCGCATTGCGAAGATGAGTCCAGTAGGACCGTTCATTGGCTGAACGCCTGCGAGGTCATAAGCGACCAGGTTAGGCATTGAGCGTCTGATCAATGAGATCAGAACGGGATCGAAACCAGCGGTTGGCGAACCAGCATTTGCACTAAAACCAGCGGTTGATCCTGAAGAACCAGTGAAGTTGGTTGGTGCAGCCTCGGAAAGGAATGCACGCTCTTCTCTTGATTCTCTCTCTTGGTTTTCTAACAGGATAGCGGTGACAGCTCTGCGATGGGAATCCTTGATTGGATCCATTCCTTGATAGTCAAGGATAGGTGCCCACTTCTCCTGCAGTTGTTCAGAATTGAACATTTGCATTTGAATTTACCTCTTTAAAAATAGTTAGTTTGACTTCTGATAATTTAAAAATCACTTCTTAGAAGCTCTCTGAAGAACTGAAAGATATGACTCCATTAATGGAGACATGCTTTGAGTTTGCTGAGATTCCTCAACAACCTCCACTTCTTCAGCTACTTCTCTTTGAGCACTAGTTGCACCTTCCGAGAAATAAGAATTTCTCAGGGTAACTAGTTTCTCACGATAGGTCTCTTCACCATCAAACTCAACATTTTCGGCAAGAGAAGCGAGTTTTTCTTTCTGAGTGACTGCAAGTCCTTCAGAAACCTCTGCAAAAATTACATCGGCAACTGACTCTGCTAACCTCTTATTAAGAGCAACATTCTTATTGATTTGCTCGTTGAGTTTAGACTCCATTTCATCTAGTTTATCTACCATGCTCTCGATTACATCATATCTCTCTTCAGGGATGGATACATAATGATCTTCAAAAAGACTCTTCATTCCAACAAGGAATGATTCTGTCATTTCGGTCTTCAGACCGTGCTCAATAGCGATTTGGTTTTCTGACATCCATTCTTGAGCAACATACTCAAGATAGGAATCAACACGCTCTACGAGTTCTGATTTAACCGAAGCAACTTCTTCTGCAAGTTGTGCTTCGTATTCTGCCTTAACTGCTTCAGTAATTTCAGCAGCCTTGGTCTTGATTGCAGTCTCAAAGATTGTGCGTGCTTTGTCTTGGAACTCCTCGGAAAGTTCTTCGCCTGCGAAGAGTGCGTTAACATCTTCTTCGATGCTGTACTCTGCCGAGATTTCTTCCTCGTCGGTAGCTTCTGCAACAACTTCTTCTTCAGAAGTTTCTTCTTCGGAAACGACTTCTTCTTCGGTTGCTTCTGCTTCTGATACGATCTCTTGGTCTTCCTCAACCTCAACCTCTGCCTCTTCTTCCTTCATACCCTTAGGCATGGGATCGGCAGGTTTTGCACCCTTGTTTACGACATTCTTGACTTGAGCAAGAGTCGAACCGGGTTCGTTGAGTTTTGCTGAATCGTCATCGGGACGATAGTTTTCTGGGGAAGGACCGCCGAGATCCTCAACACTTGGTTGTCCTGGAGTATCCAGATCCAACTTAGGCATTGGTTCAGCTGCAGCAGCACCTTTGGTTACTACGTTTTCCATTTCTTGTAAATTGCTACCAACGGACATTTGTTTATGATTAGTTTGTATTAATCTGTATTTATTTATATTATTAGAGATTTGCTAAGAAATCTTGGAACAATTGTAGTTTGTGTTCCTCAAGTACTTTTTGCTCAACAAGAGTATTAATACGTCTTTGAGTCTTTTCTGCGAGTTGTTCGCGAAGAATTCCTCCTTCCCAAACCCACTCTTTTCCTTCCATGATTCCCGAGACAAAAGCATCGGGTGCAGAAGGGTCGGCAACGATATCAGCGGCAGTTGCCAACATGAAATCTTCACCTACAACTTTGCAACCAGTATGGTCTTCTTTAATAGAACCAATACCACGAGAAGAAACTCCCAGTTGCACACCTTCACCAATCAGTGATTGTGCAATCTTACCCATTGGGGTATCGAGAAGTTGTGCCTTACCCCAGAAGTTATCACCCCTTTGCTCAAGAACAGTAATCTTGTGTGAAACACGATCAAGATTTACTGTAGGACCATCTGGGTGACCAAGTTCTCCAAGTGCTCTTCCCTTATTAGTGAAGTTTTCGTTATATCTCTGAACTTCACGAGCAAGAGTTTCTACGGGATACATTCTACCATTGCGGTTTTTAATTCCGCCCTGGAGAAATACACCCTCAATAAAACACTTTTTGCATTTACCAACTTTTTCGGTGATAAACTCTACTGTTGAAATTTCTTCTGTGATAAGTTT